CAATTGATGAGACTACGCCAATTCTCTCTGCTGCTACCAATGGCAAGCTGCAACCCTGTGAGGCTGCAGATGTGACTTTTTATCCAATTGCACGCCTATTGCCTAACATCAATCAAACACAGGTTAATGCTAATGAGCAGGGCTTTGTGTATTTCTTTGGCCCTAGCAGCCTTAATGCCTAATAGGAGATAAACCACATGGCATCATCATACTCTAATTTACATCCTGTTGATCAGATCCTCAGTGGCCTAGTTGCTGAGGCAGTGCCATCAGATAATCAGCTCATCGCAGACAAGTGCATTGAGAGCATCAAAATCCCTGAGCGCTCAGGCACTCTCTTATTAGAAGAGACGCGCAATTTCATGGGCGCAGCTGCAGGGCTTGATCTCGAAAGAGCACCAGGTGCATCACGCGCTATGATTGGGGGCTTTGATCGCTCAAGCCAAACCTTCAAGGCCAAGATCTACAGCGCATCTGATAGCATTGCAATGGAGGATATCTTTGATAGCCAATATCCTGGCAATGAAGAGGCGCGTATTGCTCGAAAGGTTGCGCGAGTTCTCAAGCTCGACCGAGAGAAGAGACTAGCAGATGTGCTATTTAACACTAGCACATTCACCACATCAGCAGCATCTGCAGCATTTGGCGCAGCAGGCTCAGAGCCTCTCTCATACCTGTTTGACCTTAAAGACACTGTGTTTGCAGCAGCTCATGGCATCAATCCCGACACCCTTATTTTGGGGCGTGCTTGTTTTCGCGACCTAGCCAAGAATCCTGAGGTGCGTGGCTATGTTGGTGATAGCACTGCAGGCATTGCATCAGGCAATCAGATTCTCAATGATGAGGCAGTGCTTTCTGTACTGCGTGATGTGCTTGGTATCCCTAACATTTATGTAGGGCAAGCGCTCAGAGAGACTGCAGTACCAGGCGCAACCTCATCAGAGGCAGCTATTTGGGATGGCACCAAATGCTTTATGGGTATTCTCAGAGGCTCTGATGCTATTGTGCAGAAATCGGGTAACGTAAAGGGCATGCCTGTGGCTGCACTCGATCTGCGCTTCTCTGATATGGTGGCAGGCCAATATGATAGCCTAGACAAAACACGTCGTTATGTTTGGGGTGAAGAGGTCAACACTTTTCATGCAGTCGATGGCACACTAGGCCACGTCCTCACAGGCTGTTGATGAATCGCCATGCTCTGTGTTTGTGGTGCTGCCCAACATGCTCAGCTGCTTGCTGAGGCAGATGCTGATCAGATCGCTATTGATGATCTGACTAGGCAGGCTAAAAACGCCACAGGCGTGATGGCCACATTGATTAGAGCAAGGCGTGATCAAATACAGGCTGAGGTGAGAGCAGAGAGAGAGTTTGAGGCTGCACTAAACACTGCGGTCTCATCTCTACTAGATACCATTGAGGCCACTGTGCAGAATGCAGGGCCTAATGTGATATTACAGGCAACAGATGAGCAATTGCTAGAACTGTTGATTACAGGTGGCCTAGGTGATGCTATTGATGGGTTTATAACTCAACAGCAACGCATTAATGAGGCTGTCAATAAAACACTGAGCGCTGTAGATCCACAGTTTAACATGGGGCTAATAGCCTCAGACGTTGAAACACTACAGACTCAAACAATCTCAGATATATTTGAGGGTGTGGTTATACCCACAGTCAAAACAACGGTGAGAGATAGCCTGCGAGATCTCAATGCAGCAGTGCCTCTCAATACAGTAATGAGCAATATGCAGGTGCGCATGAGTCGAGCGCAGGGCAGACAGCTCACAGAGATCAAAACTAAAATCTCTCAATATGGGCGCAGCATCACTGCAATAGCAGGCGCAGCTGCTGAGCTAGATCATTATTTATACACAGGCCCCATTGATGGCATCACACGCCCATTTTGCAGAGCGCTTGTGAATAAGGTAGTGACAGAAACACAAATGGCGCGTTTAAATAATGGGCAGGGCCTAGCAGTTAAAACATCAGGCGGTGGGTATAACTGCAGGCACTCATGGTCACCTGTGACAGAATCATTTATTGAGGCTGCTGAGCTTACACAGGCCTCAGCATCAGATATTGGCAAAGCTAACAGTGGGGGCAAAAGATGATCAAAGTAGCGCGTAATGATGATTACATGTTTCAGTGGACAGCGCCACGCCCCACCACTGGTGCAGTGACGTTGCAGGTGTTTGGTGCATCTGCTGCCATTAGTGTAGGCCTCACTCAAAGCAGGGCTAACTCATCGATCACAGCCATTGCAACAGATAGACGCACTCTCACATTGAGCACTGAGGCAGACCCATTGCAGGCTGATCAGCAGAGGGCATTTGTGATCACCTCAGGAGACACCTATTTTGCAGTGACTCTCTCACGCATAGTAGGCACTACTGCCATATTGGCTGAGCCATTGCCTAGAGAGATTGATCTCAGCACAGCTGCCACTCTGCATGTGCCTATGTATTACACTACACTCACAGCAGCTCAGCTCACTGATACTGATGGCTATTATAGTTACACTGTGAGCTATACAGCAGACCTAGGCTCACAGAGTCGAGAGCAGACAGAAAAGGGCGTGATCAAAGTAACTTTGCGCCCATTTGATACAGGGCTAGATCATGATTCTTTAGTGCTCACATTTGCTCAGCTTGCTGATATGATACCACGCAGGCAAAGTGATTTTGCACCACAGATCTCAGCAGCACTCGATGAGATAGCCATGCACATCAGATCTCATTTGCTTGCTGATGAACTCACTGAGGATGAGGTTTTCAATGCTCAATCATTTCAGCTAGCCCATGCCTATTGCTCAGCTGCTCTGATCTATGAGCAAAGCGCTCAGCTTGATATGGCAGATGCTATGAGGGCTAGGTGCTCTGAGTTGTTAAGTAAAGCGCTTGAATCTGTAGCCATAGATGCTGATGGTGATGGCGTGATTGATGAGGGTGAGGAGAGTGTAAAAAAGACAGGTGGCTCATCCACTGATTTTAGAGCCTCATGGCGCTCATACATCAAGAGCTCTAATGATGAATTCTTTTCACCTGCCAGGGGCATGAAACACTGATGGCTGCCTCAGTTGATATAAAAATCCCACGCACTCTGTGGTCAGCTCAGGATACATTGAGACTAGCTCAGAATACTCTGGCAGCGATTAAGCTACGCACATCAAAGGGCATAGATGCCAATGGTGAGGCGTTTGCTGATTACTCTAAAAAGCCTCTCTATGTAGCTAAGCGTGGCGCACATTTAGCACCCAAAGGTGGCAGACCATCACGCACAGGGCGCTCAGTTTATTATCAGGGTGGTTATAAACAATATAAGGAAGAGAGCAGGCGCAGGGGTGGCAATGATAGTGCTGAGGTTGATCTAGTGCTCAGTGGGCAGCTGATGAATAATTTAATCGTATTAGATGCCACAGTTGATAGATTTACTATAGGCCTCACCAAGCATGTGCAGAGCTATGGCTATCATGTAAATGATAAGCGTGAGTTTATAGGGCTCACTGATGATGATGTAAAAATACTCACTCGCACTGTTGAAATTGAGGTGCGTAAAAAATTAGGGCTATCAAAATGAGTCAGGGCATATTTTCAGCGCTAACATTTTTAGAAAACCTCATCGAGAGCATCACGCCTAAATCTGATTCTCATCATGGGTATGTGGCTGTAAGCAGGGGCAATGGATATGGGGCAGCGCTTGAGAATCGCCCAAACAGTAATAGATATTTCTCACTAGAGATTGATGCATTTGCTACAGATGATGGCCAAGCAGGCATCAGTGGCAGAAAACGCACACGCATCAATTGCAGAGTGCGCTATGATATCCCACATGATCAGGGCTATCTGATGAGGTTAATAAATGAGGATGCATCACAATTGATTGATACACTCAAAGGGCCAAACTATCAGACTGCTACCACTGGCATAGTTTCACTCATCCCACTGCCCACCATGTTAGACCCTATTTTAGACGCACAGGGTGATATTATCGCCCATATCTTTACTATGCAGTTTGATCTGCTTTATTTGGAGGCATAAAAATGGCTGTTACTCATCGATCTCTCAGCATTGCATCAGAGAGTGCATTCGGCTCATTAGGCTCTGATGGTATCCCCTCAGCATCAGGACTCACATTTATCTCAATCCCCTGTGAGCGTGACCCCATTGTGATTGCAGGTGAGCCTGTAATCTCAGAGCGCAATGATGCGCGTGATGGCCCATACTTTGTGCCACCTGAGATTGATACTGTATATGATGGCTCTGGCAATAGAGTGAGGAGGCGCACAGGCTCAGTGGTTTGTCGTGTTGATCTCACCACCATTGGCACTGCTGCAGATACCTACGCATCAAACTATTTGGGCTATTTATTGGGCGCAGGCTTTCTCACTCAATTGCCCTCAATCCTCACAGGCAACACTACTGCAGTTGATGCAAACACATTCACCCCTGCTAGTGCATTTGCTGAGTCTGACATAGGCACGCTCATCTCATCCTCTATCAGTGGGCGTGCTGAGTATTCTGCAGTGACTAATCATAATCTCAGTGGGGGTGGCAATGTCACCATCAGCCCTGCGCTCAGCACATCGAGCTACACAGCTGCTAGAGGTTTGCAAACATGGTACACACCGAGCAGAGGCACTGCAGGCACATATGGCTCAAGCGTTGCTTTTAGAATTGATGGCAACAATTTTAGAACCTATGCCTATGGCTGTGTTTTGGAATCACTTAACATCAGTCTAGACAATGGGCGCTTGATGGCTGAGTTTACCTATCAGAGTGCATATATCACTGATGATCACGCCAACGCAGCAGGGCCTGTTGAACCATCCTACAACACAGGCAACGCGCCATTTTTTAGAGGTGCTTATGCAGTGCTCTCAAGTGGCTCACCTGCTAGCCTAACTAATGCCACAGTAGGTGAGACACAAGGGCGTTTAGCGCTCGATGCTCAAGAGTTCTCTGTGACTGTCACCAATACGCTCACGCCCTTAGGCCATAGTAATAGCATTCTAGCTATGAGTGATATGGAAATCACAGATGTGGCTGTTGAACTAAGCCTTACACTCAGCTCAGTTAATACCACTATCAAGGATGATTTCTTCAATCGAGCAGTGCGCCAGGTGCTTATTGGCACAGGCCCTGTGGGTGATGGTTTAGGTTGTGCCATTATGCTGCCTGCAGCTCAGCTCACTGTAGACCCTAATGTTTATGATGTGAGTGGCAATGATATTGTGAGACAAACATTGACCTATCAGCAGAGCAGATATGCAGGCGATTACTCAGGCGATTTAGCTGCCACTTATGAGAGTAATGCAGGATGCTCACCATTTAGGCTAGGATTAGGGCTCTGATATGGCGCTTAGATTTGCGAGTAATGCAGAATATACTGTTGAGGTTGTGGTCACTGTG